CACCTAATACTTTTTTAGTTAAACTACCTATACCTTGTTCCATAATTAAATTTAACCCCATCATTTCTCTGATTCGGTTAACCTCAACTAGTAAATTTCCTTTATTTTTCATATTTTTTAATTTAATTCAACACTAAATGAATCACCATATTCCGGACCTTTACCACCTTCAATACCTTCCTTACCACCTTTATCGTCAAATCTACGAGATGATACTTCTCTATAATTTTCCATACCCATCCATTTATAGCCATTACAACCAAGACTATCACTTCCTAGATATTGTGATTCAGTTCCAGTTTTTGTATAATACCCAGCCATTCTTATATTTTTTGGTTCGACATATTTACCGTCTTTTTTAATTGAAAAACAAGCTTTATAGTCAAGTCCATCTAGCTTAAAAGACCTTACACTATTCTCAACACATTTGTCAATAAAGGAGTTAAAATAGTCTAACTGACAACTATCAATTTCATTTTTTTTAGTGAATTTTTGTTGACAAGGTTTTAAATAGGGCCATGATTTTTGTATTAGCTCAATATTATTACCATAATAACTTTTTGTTGATGAACATTTTGTCCTTGATGTAACTTCTGTTGTTTTTGGTAAAACCAAATCAAGACCGTCAGCACCCTTTTCAATAATATAATCTAGTACATTATTTTTATTTTCAGACAAAGTCTTTCTTGAGTCATATTTCATACCCAATAATATTTTTTCAATATTTTTATTTAAATCCATCATATTAGTTTAATTCTAGAGTAAAACTATCATCTTTACTTTTATTATTAGTATTTGGAGTTAAGATATTAGTACTCCCAAAGTCACTTTTTTTACCACCGTCAACACCTAAATCTGTGCCTTGTTTTTCTGTTGTTTTTGAGTCATTCGGTTTATTTGTTGACCCCTTTGTCCCGGTAATTTCAATGTCACCCAAATCCATACTCAATTCTTTTTCTTTTGGTTTTGGTGTTTGTTTTTTTATTTGTTGTTGTTGTGTTGTTTTTGTTCTAACTGACAACCATTTATCCGTTGACCAATTATAATAACCACGTTCTCCAATAATATTATTTGTATTACAAGCGTCATAGTAAATTCTTTTACCACCATCACTACCCATACCTTGAGGTGTCGGGCCCCATTCACCACATTGGAAATACAAATAAAATAAATCTTTTGATCCTTGTGAGATTAGGAATGGTGCGGTTTTATTTAAAGAACTTAAACTTTTTTTACTATCTGAAATACAGTTTGTTATTTCTTTATTTTGGAAATACATATTTTCATTTGACCTTGAATAACTTGATAATGATGCGTAGCACATTGAGTATATTCTACCACCTAACGTTGTTTTGTCGGATCCTAAATCTTGGTAATATTTTACGGTGGCGTTTGGGTCATTTGTATTTAAAAAAACTTTTGTTAGTGCATCACCAAATGTTTGTTTAATTTCACCATAAAAAGTTAATGGTGAGCCTTTAATATCAACAGTTTTTGTTAACGGTTGACAACCATTAAGTTCTTTTTTACCAGGAACATCAGGACAGTTATCATTTTTATCCAAAACACCATCACGATCACGATCTTGTTCTAAAATAATTTTTTTATCTTCATAAAGAACTTTCTTTACAATTTTAATTATATCATTTTCCGTTAATGTAATTATTCTACTCATAAAAGTGTATTTGCTTTTCCTCTTGTGATTTTATATAGTGACGACCAAGTAACTTTATCATCGATTGTATTTGCAACACTTCTTGTTAAACCGGTTTCCCACTTTGTAACAGTTGGGTACGCGGCCCCACCTCCTCCTCCTCCTCCACCACCTGCGGCTGGAGCATCTTGTTCACCTAATTCACCATCAACATCACTATTAAAGGTATATTTTTCCATTAAACCAATTAGTTCTTCAAGTTGCATAAATTATTTCTTTATAAATAGTTGTAGGTTTAAAAAAAATACTATCTTTGTAGATATATAAATAATACAATATGAAAACCATTTTTAAACTTTTTATTCTTTTAATTTCTTTAAGTTCTTGTGTTAAGTATACACAACCAAAACTTTTATCTTTGAGTGGTGAATATCGTATTGATAAAATCACATATGAACAAACAGATAATAGTTCATCACCACAATCTATGGTTTTCTATCCTGGTGACTTGTATGTTAACCCAAATGATATTTCACCATTTGATTCAATCCCTATTGGATTTTTCAAATTACATATGGATTATGTACAAATTAGATTTTCACCAAGTCCAATGCCAGATGGTTCAACTGTTTGGAATAAAGCTTACTTTTATAATGTTGTTGGTGAAACAAACACAGCTTTAGGTAATTTAATTATTGAATTTGAAGGAACAAGAAAAGTTTTTCACATAATTGAAGATGGTGCTGAAACTTTGGTTTTACGTTCAACAGGACAGTGGGCTTATGGTTCATCTGGTCCAAATGAATCAATAACACTATTTTTAACAAGAGTAGGTCCGTAAGAAATTACGGACTTTTTTATATTACCTCAACTTTTGGTAATTTGTCTGTATGTACAATATAATATTCATTTAAAAAAGACAATAATAAATCCTCATCTATTGATTGAAAATCTGAATCGTCTTCGTCAAAATCGTCATCATCAAAATTAAAAAAATCTGTACTTTCTTGTATTAAATTGTAACCAAACTCTTTTGATTCGTCCAAGTTAATAACATCATTTCTAATTTCATCTTCAGAATCGGTTGTAAGCCTAAATGAAACTTCAACCCTTTTTGTATCTTCGTATAAGTAGTAAGAAACAATTTCTTGTATTTCCATTTTAGTTATATTTCTTAAATCTTTTAAACATATCAAGTGATTCGTTTAATTTTTCCATAAGATTAGGTAGCTCTTCATCATCAACCTCATCTTTAAAACTATCACCAGTAACTTCATAATTCATTGGGCCAGCCAAGTCTTCTTCAAAGTCTCTATCAATATCATATTCATAGTCTTCACCTATCTCATCAAAATCAATTACAATACCCAAAGAATCTTCATCCTCATCGTCATTTTTTAGACCAAGTGAAACGTATTCATCCTCATCTTCCTCATCATCACCATAATACGGATCATACATACTTCTGTCTTTATAATCATCACTTTGTCCGTGTAAATCAACAGTTCCACCTTTTAAATCTGTAGGACCATCACCGATTCTATCTCTTCTATCAATGTCTTCGTTGATATTCATATTCGTATATGATTTAACTTCACCTTTGTTGTTTACAGTAATACCACCTTTATCATTTGCAAAGTCTTGTACATATAAAGGTTGTGTATTTGGTTGTTGACCATATTGTGTTACATAACCGTCATAAATTGTTTTATGTTTATCTAAAATGTCATTTTTTTCTGCTTGTGACATTTTGAAAAAGTATTGTGCCATATCTTATTTTTTTATTTCTTTTATTATTGCTCTTTTTGTTGTAAAGAACATAAAACCCTCATTTAGTGTTTCTTCGTCATCACCTTCTTTTTCAACCTTTCTCCATTGGTCAACACCTTCAAGAAGTGCCAAACTTGATCCACTATCCCATTTAACATAGTAAACATTACTACCTTGTACATTACTTACAGATTTAACAACACCTGTTGTTCCTGCCTTTACTGGTGAAAATTGGTCATCCATATTAACACAAACTACTTCGTCACCAACACTAAGTGGTGCGTTTTTTAAATATTTTACTCTCTTTGCCATACAAATATAAATATAGCGAAATATTTATTTGTTATGAAGATAATAATATCAGAATCTCAATATAAAAAAATTTTATTAGAAGAAAGACAAAATAGTCTATTAGGTAAACTAAAAGGTCTAAAATCTTTTTTTAAAAAGGTTAGTGAAGAAACAAAAAATCAAGTTGGTTTGGATTTAAACTTTCTTACAACCTGGGGTGTAACTATTGCAGGTTTTGTAATGCCAGTTTCTGATTTTATTGAGGGTAAATTTCCAGAAATGACCTCTACTGATTTATCATTAATTGCTACTGGTATAATTTTAACTTACTACCATTCAAATAAAGAAATGTTGGGTAAGGTTTTAAATAAGATAAAAGAAAAAGAACTTGTTTTTGAATTTGATAGTGCTTTAAAGGTTGCAGATAAATTAAAAAATGTTTTTTTGTCTTTCGTTGAAAGTTTAGCAATACCAACTTCTAAAATATCAAATATGTTAGCTTACACATTTTTAATTCCGATATTACCTGAATTATATGAAGCGGCGCAATCTGGAAGTTCTATTGATGTAAAAGAAATGGTTGTGCGTAGTCTTGCTTTTTTAGCTGTTAGTTTTGGTGGTAATTTTGTAAAAAGATTGATGATGGAAATAGTAAAAAGGTTTAAATCTTAATACTCTTCTCCCGCATCATAAAAAATTCCAAATGTTAGTTCTTGAAATTCATTCCTCCAAATTTTACAATCATAAAATAATACACCCCTAAGAGAACTTTGATTACTTTTTAACTCTAATTTTGGTGAAATATAAAAACTACAAGCATTTTCTAATTTATTTTTTATTTCTAAAATAGTTTCACTAATTAATTGTGGTTCAAAATCACATTCATCACATACAACATCATTTAATCTAAGACTAAATACAATTTCAGAAACATCACCGTTATCAAATTCGTAAAATTCATCAACTTCGAATTTAATATTATTAACACCATATTCTGATATTAGACCAGATCTTGATAAAATAACATTTTTTATTTTTTCAACTTTAGCTGTATATTGTGGTGGAACTCTCATTTTTTATAATTTAATATTTTACTTATAACATCTTGTGCTTGTTCGTCTGTAAGTCTATGAACATCCCCATGTGTTTTAAACCACCTTTTAACAACAACATCCATTGGTGTTTTTGTTATTTTTGCCAGTCGTTTAAAACCAAAAACTTGAGCATCAAGTTCGTGTGGTTGTGTGTAATATTTATATGGGTCCTTTTCTTCTGGACCATCCAAATTAAATGTACCTTTTACTTTTTGGTCAATATGTCTTATTTCGTGAGCGATAACCTCGTTTAATTCACCAACCAAATCATAGGTCATTCTTGTTTTATTATTTGGGTTATATTCAATAGTTACTTCAATTATATCTTCATTATGGTAGTAATTAGCATTTACCTTAAAACTTTCTAAATCTTCATTTTGTTCTAATACAACTTCCACAACAAAAGCTTCCCCTAAATTTGGAAACTCATAAAAATCATTTTCCTCGTCATAATAATTAGGAAGATAAAACTCACCTTCGTCTTCATCCTTATATAATTTTATAATATCTTTAACAACAGCACGAATAACATCCCTTCTTCTACCGTCTTCCAAAATTAAATTTTTAAATCTCATAATAATAAATACTTTATTTGACTATAAATTAAAATATATCTAATTTTTAATAAAATAAATAAATGGAACTATTAAATTCACATCCAATTAAAAAATCAGACCTAGGTTTCCACGGTAATTTATTCGGTGGTAAATTACTTGCCTGGATTGATGCTTCAGCTGCCGGATATGCAATGCAGTTATGCGATACACCAAGAATGGTTACGGTGTCTATTGATAAGTGTAACTTTGAGAAACCAGCAAGAGAGAGTCAATTACTTAAAATTTATGGGCAACCAGCATATGTTGGTCACACGTCAGTTACATTGTATATGGAGGCTAGAGCGCATAATGTATATACTGGAAAACAAGTTATAGTTTTAAGAACGAATATAAAATTTGTTCATATCGATGAAGAAGGTAACCCAATTCCAATTGGGGAAAAAGGAAAAAATAGAATCACAAAATTAATAGAAAAAAATAACGAGGATGAAAAAAATATTTGATTTTGATAATATAACATTACTACCAAACTTTAGTCGTGTTGAGAGTAGAAGTGATTGTGATACAACTTGTGTATTTGGTGGTCATAGGTTTAAACTACCTATTGTTCCTGCAAATATGGAAAGTATTATAGATATTAATTTAGCAAAAAAATTAGCAAAAGATGAATATTTTTATATATTACACAGATTTAATATTGATGAGGTTTCTTTTGTGAGAGATATGAAAGAACATAATTTAATTTCTTCAATATCTGTTGGTGTAAATGACGATTCGTATAAACTAATTGATGAACTTGTATTAGAAGATTTAATACCACACTTTATCACTGTAGATATTGCACACGGTCATTCTATTAAAATGAAAAAAATGGTTAAATACATCAAAAATAAAATGCCAGATGTATTTTTAATTGGTGGGAATGTCTGTACACCAGAAGCCGTCACTGATTTGGAATCTTGGGGTTGTGACGCTGTTAAATGTGGTATTGGTGGGGGATCCGCTTGCACTACATATCACTCAACTGGTTTTGGTAATCGTGGTTGGCAGGCGTCAATGATTAAGAAGTGTGTTAAGGTAGCAAAAAAACCAATTATTGCTGACGGCTCAATAAAAGAACATTGTGATATTACAAAAAGTCTTGTTTTAGGAGCGTCTATGGTTATGGTTGGTGGTATGTTATCTGGATACATAGATTCACCAGGGGACAAACTTAAAAACAAAGTAGACGGTCATTTCTACAAAGAATTTTGGGGTAGTGCATCATCTTCACAGTCTGGTAAGACAAATAGAATTGAGGGTATCAGAAAATTAGTACCATATAAAGACGTTTCTATTTTTGATAAATTAAATGATATTGAGGAATCACTACAAAGTGCAATTTCTTATGCTGGAGGAAATCCAAATACGATTGAGTGTTTAGGTAATGTAAAATATGTTACACGTATTTAAGTAATATTTGAATTATCGATGTTTGATGAATTTTTAACTAAATAATTTTCATCACCTAAACTAAAAATTCTATATTTGGATATATCAATTCCTAAATTATTTAATTTATCCAAAAAACTTGTTGGTAAATTTATGCAACCACTAGATAAATCTAAATTCGTATCTTTAGTTAGTGTTGTACCATTTACACATTTAAACGCTTCATTTCTTTCTTTAGTATCTTTAACTCCGTGTATTGCTTGTACTAATTCTTTACCTGAGTCATCAAAATAAGACCAAAGATTTTTTTTGGGGTCTTCTTTTGTTCCTGCACCAGTATATTGTGTATAAGTTTGTCCTGGTCCAGTGTTAAAAACACCAGTTGGTGCAAATCTACCCCCAACTCTAGATATTGGGTCACCAAGACCAGACTTTACTCTTTCATCATAACTCATTTTAGACCAAGCATCAAATTCTTTGGTTGGTTTATCTTTTCCCATAATAGCTAAAGTCCCAGTTAAATATGTCCCACCATTATCAAAAAAATAAATAGTATTTTTAACCTGATCTATTATTAACCAAGGTTTATCTTGGTAATTTGGTCTTATAGTGTTTAAAGCAACTTGACAGGCAGACCTAAATTCAATATTTTCATTTTGATTTTTATTTTTTACATTCTGTAATATTTCTTTTGCTTTAGTTGTTAAAACTTCAGAAACTTTATTAAAGTCATTACCATATTTAGACATTATATCATTATAATCACTTAAACTGTTTTTATAAACATCACTAAAAGTACAACCAGTTGTATTGACCACCTCAACTAACAAACCATATAAATTTCTTATATGTTTTTTTTCATTTTCTGTTATTATAAATCTTTTTCTGTGCATTACAATTCTTTAATTTTAACAATTAAATCACCTTGACCTTTTATTACTCTATGATAAACACCTTTTGGTATAAATATTGTTTGTCCTTCCTTTAATGGTTTTGGAATATCATTATCCATCTGTAACATCCAGTTATTAGATTTCACAACTTTAACTTTTCTATCTTGTTTATCAAAATGCCATTTTAATTCACCATTATTAATATTTTCTTTAAACAATCTAGTTTTTATTCCGTTTTCTTTTACTTCTTCAAATGGTAAGTCATCATCTTTTTTAATTTGTTTTGATTCTAATGGTGGGTCCAATAAAAACTTTTCATTAAGATATTTTCTTAATTCATTTTCAACAAAGTATTCTGGAACTTCCTCATCGTCTGGTTTTTCACTTGCAACTTCAGCAATATATCTAGCAAACTTAACTTTTAGTTTATCATCAAGCATAGTCATAAGACCATCTGATATAAAAAATATTTTTGATAATGGATCACCAACACCTAATTCACCCTCAACAAGGTTGAATATTGTCATAATAGTTTTACCCCACCAGGTTTTATACCCTGTTGTTTCTTCAAGTCCTGGTCTAAATATTTTATTAAATGCTCTTAGTATTGAACCAGTAAAACCAGCAATTGCTAATTGTGGGAAAAACCAAGGAAGTAGTCTTAGTGTTGCTTTATATCCACCTTCACCAATATGTTGATATAATCTTTTTGCTTTTGCGTTTGTAACAATTTCTCTTAATTGCCCAAATGTAATTTTTCCTTGCGCCTCACAGAATTTTTTTGAATCACAAATGTTTTTAACGGCTTTTGCAGATGGTTCAACTTCTTCAGTTAAACTATCTTCGGCAGCATAATCTAAAGGATAGAGTGGTCTTTTATTAAAATTAAGTCCAAGACGAAACTTTTCTGATTTATAACCCAACCAGTCACCATCCTGTAATTGTAAAAAACTTCTACCTTTTAAAAAGATTAAATCTTCAATAAAATTAATGTTTTCTAGACGGTTACTTGGTTCAGAATCAATAAAAAAACTTACAGTGGCTTGTGAATCTAATAATTCTTCTTTAGGTATTGTTTCATAAACAGAACTTTTTGGTCGTACTGAAATACCATAAAGTTTGAATTTAATTTTTTTATGGTTCTTATCATAAACCGCCGGTTCAACAACTTCTTTTAAAAAGTGATTGAATATTTTTACATATCTACGGTTAATGAATCTTTCGTAAGGTGTCATAATATTACCAATTTCTGGATGATTTAAGACCTAATTTTTTTGCATATCTTCCAACATTACAAGACCAATATCCTGCTGTAGTTCTATCTTTTTTCTGGTCACAATTATGTCTTGCTCTAAATGATTTTGCTCTTTTTTTATTTGCGTTTTTAACTCTTAAATTTGGATCTCCGAATGTTACTTTTTTAACACCGCCACCTGGAGTTTTAACATATACGGCAAATTTCTTTGGTCCGCCTGGTGTTCTAAAAGGACTTCCAAGATTTACCTTCTTTCCTCTATGTACAGCTTCACTAATTGTTTCTTTTATTTCAAATGGAACATCTAACCAAACTGTCTTTCCATTATCAAGTGTTACCGATTCACCTAAATTACTTTCAACAAGCCATAAGTCCTCATCGTTAACATCCATTAAACCATTATTATAAAGTGTTCTTACTTCATTTATTAATTCAAAATATGAGGATGAAAAAATCCTAAAAACATTTTCAGATAAAGGTATTCTATTATCTAAATGGTATTTAAGGTTTTTAGAAATACTTACTGATTCAGTAAGAACCATAGGGTGGTTTAATTCTTCATTTAAAACTCTTTTTATAATATTGTCTAACATAATCAACTATTTAGATATTTATTAATATAAATACATTAAAATTGATTAAATAAAACATATTTATTTTAAAATCCTCATATGAAAAAAATAAAATTAACAGAAAGTGAGCTTGTTGCTTTAATAGAAAAGGTAATTAAAGAAAATGGCGATGTTCAAATGGGTGGTGAACAAAAAGAAAATAAGAAAAAAGAACCACCAAAACCTAGATGTATGGAAGACAATATGATTCCACTTGATGAAATGGTTGGTCAAGCTGATGAATTTGTAAAATATTCACCCGGAGTTTCAAAAAGAAGAATGGGTGTTAATTCAATGGTTGATACTTTAGGTATTCTAAATAATATAAGACTTTTTAAGGATGTTAAAGATGGTGGTGCACATTTAGCTTATGATATGATGCACAATCTTAATAGATTCAGAAATAAAAACTATCACGACGAAACAACTGGTGAATGCCATAAAGCGATGGATAAGATTGTTGAGTTATATAAAGAAAATGAACACGGAACAGAATTAGTTAAAGATATTGAAAGGGTTTTAGCGCTACAAACAAAGGATGACGAATATACACCGTCACCAAGAGCTAAAGAATATCTTAAACAATGTATTAATTTAGTTAAAGGACAATAAAAACTTTGCTTAGGACCATTACTGGTTATGGTAATGTTAAAGGGACAATTCGCTACTGTCCCTTTTTTTATTCTTTAAAAATCAAACAATATATTACAAACAATTTTAAAGTAAACAGTTTTTTGTGAAAAATAAAAATATTTATTAAAAAACAAATATTATGAAAAATTTTTTTAGACAACTATTCTGCGATAACAACTCAATTAATGAAAAATCTGTTGTTGGGTTTATTGCTTTTTTAATGATGTGTTTATTTGCTTGTGCAGACATCGTTACTGGTTTTATGGGTTTACCATTAGTAATTAATGAATTTATCTTTAATTCATTTTTGATTTTGGTACTTGGTTCATTTGCAATTGGGTCTGTTGATAAATTTATCAACAAAAAACACGGATCTGAAAGTGAATCTGAAGAAGCGCCAGTAGAATAATAAAACATTTTATCAAATTTTTACTCCCCTCCGCAAGAGGGGTTTCTTTTTTTAAATAAAATTTACTATATTTGTACCCTATGAGTGATAAGAAAGTTAAAAAACAAGTAGAACGTAAGGTATTTGAACGTGTAATTACCCACGAAGACTGTACTTTAATCTGGAAATACGACAATTATAAGTCAAATACAGGACCTTATGAGGTAGAAATTAAACCCAATAAGAAAAAGGGTTAAATATAGTATTTATATATATGAAAATTTTACCCGTTTTAAGTGAAATAATTAATAAAAAAACCCTTATTTCCACCCTAAAATCAATGGATTTTAGCCAAAAAGAGGCCGAAAATGAGGTAGAATACTACCTAAAATGGGCTAAAAACATACCAAAAACACAAAAAGGGTACCGAATTTTGGTCGTAAATGATAAAAAAGACATCAATTTAGACGAAATTGGGTCACATTTTAGTAAAAATAGGTCAGAATTACTGTCAAATCACTCATTTTGTACTGGATGTGGTGAAAAATACTACCTAATTACGGCTGAAATACCTAAAAATGAGGTAGATATTGAAGAAACTATCAAAAATAACATACTTTACCCTAATGAAATGGAAATTACGGTCAAAAATAAGGGAAAAAACGTAAAAATACTTAAAATTCAAGAAATTAACACAGAAAATGACTATTTTTTGTAAAAAAAACAATCTTTTTACCTAATTAACGTTAAATGTCCGTGATTTGTGACTTTATCATCATTTCCAAAGACATTAAAGGTTAGTTTCCAGATATAAACACCTTCTGTACACATTTTATTATCAAAAGTACCATCCCAACGCCCATTTGGGTCATTAGATTCCCATACTATGTTACCCCAACGGTTAAAAATAAGGAACTCAAACCCATTTATATCATATCCATTAACCATAATTGGTCCATATAGTTGGTTATTCTCGTTTCCATCCGGTGTAAAACAGTTTGGCACCCAGTAAATAACCCCAGGACAGTCATTAACAACAACTTGTATTGATTCTTCAACATAACAAATGACATTTTCACGTCTTAATACTATATTATATGTTCCTGTTTGTGTGAATGTGTATGTTAAATCTTCCATAGCATACACAATTCCGTTAACTGTCCACGTATTTACACCAGCACCACCGTAATTTGAGGTGTATGTGACTGTTTTACTCTCCCCATCACACAATTCAAACATATGTTGACTATATGTGACTAAGGAAAGACAGAAAAAATATACAAATAGTATTAATTTCATTAATTATGTTGTATAGGTGATAATGTTGGTGTTCCATATACCGGTACAACAACAGATGTTGTGAATGTACAACCAGCAGAACCTACTGTATATGTAACAGTTGATGTTGCATTAGTCCCATTTGTTACGTTATCAGGACAAAACTGGTTACCAACTACTCCAGTACCAGACCAAGTACCTCCAACAGGTGTTCCTACAAGGTTTACACAAGGATCTGACTCACAAAATGGACCTAAAGCTGTGATTGTTGGTATAACTTGGTATATTAATACATTTAAATTGACTGGTGTTGCAGGACAGTTAGCTGGTGGAGGCGAAGAATAGGTTACAGATACACCATTTGGTATTAATCCTGGTGCTGCTGCCGACCAGTTCACTGAAATTGAGTTAGTTCCTTGACCTGCTGTTATAACACCGGGAGCCGTTATAGCCCAAGTATAAGTTCCTGACCCAACAGATGGTACTGTGTAGGTCGAAAGAGCTGTTGATTGATAACAAACTGTATCTGGATTTGTTGTTGTTAATTGAGATAACGATATTGTTGAAATCATCGTCATTAAAACTAGTAAAATTCTTTTCATTTTTTATTTAATTATGGTTTATTGGTCCCAAAACTATTGGGACTACGTTTATTGTTCCGTTAAATACGTTAAATGGTGTTGCCAAGTCACAAGAAGAACTATTATAACTTCCCCATAGACCATCAGAGCCTGGTGTAACTTGAATTAGTAAGTTTTGGGGTGTACATACATTTGCAACGGTTAAAGTAACACAGAACGTCCATACACAGCTACCAGCATCACCAAAATCATTTCCTGGGTTTCCATCAACAGCCAAATCAAAAAAGTATCCCGGCCCTACCGTTACAATAGGTGTTGTTGTAGATGTTACAGAAGTCCTCCAAACCCATTGTCCTCCAGTTGCATTACCACCACAGTTTGCTGGTGCTGTTTGTGGAGTAACTGATCCCCAACCAGGACCTAAGTTTAAATCAAACCCCTCAATCCAGTTAGTACCCGCTTGAGTATATCCATTCATTGTATAACACATAGTTACAACTTGACCGGCATTATATGTGTTTCCTACTGGTGGGGGTGTTAATGTAAAAGATTGCACACCATTACATTGTGTAAAGGCAAATACACTAATAAAAATTAAGACAATTGATAACAAAATTTTCATATATTATAAATATAAAGTAAATAACTTAATAGACGTAAAATCACTTGTCAAATGAACATTTACTGGTTATTATTTATTATATGAAGTACAAAAAATATCTACAAAAAATTATAGATAGACAATTTAAAATTGATTTAGAGGAATTTTTTGGAAAAAAAAGTTATATATCAATAAGTAATGTAACTTATATAAGAAGTAAGGACTCATATTTAGTTAGTGTAAACCTATATTTAGATGAACCAGAAAAAATTGATTTATTATTTCCTTCCGCTCTTGAGCTGTTAGTACAAAGGGCCTGGAATGTTGTTGGTGATAAAAAACAAATTATACTTCAGTCTTCATTTGATTTAATTCCGTAATAGAACCCATCTCAATTAGATTTTTAATCGTCTTATTTAATGGTGCTTTGATAAAATATTCACCATTTTCGTGTCTAAAAAAACACCAACCAACAAGTAAAGAATTTAACTGGTTATACGTTTCTTTATCTTTTACTTTATACACATTTAGTCCCACCATCCTTCTATTCTTTCGTTTAATATATTAAATAATAACTTTCTTGCCTTTTCTTGGTTGTGTCTTGCAACTAACATACAAAGAGTTTCTTTATCTATCTCACCTTCTTCTTTTAAAACTTTTCTAACTGATGATTTGTACATGTTTAAATATTCATCATATCTTTCAGATAAAACATTAAATTTCATTTCTTTTAAACTTGTCCCATCAACCGGTATAGTCTCAACTTCCATTTCATAATAATCTGTATGTTCACTTTCATAGTAACCATCTTTTACTCTTTGGAGTAAATTTAAAATTATTGTCATGTCTCGGTTATCTTGCCAAACTCTTGTGCTACGATTAGCATAGACAATTTCTTTTCTTTGAAATTCTATTTTCTTTTGAAGTATTGTGTAGATATGATATTGATCCCAATCTCTATCTTTAAATAAAGTGTGAGCCCATTTTATAATGTTATTACAACCAATTAAAAAATTACGGATTCTCCAGTGAAGTCTTTTCCAAATTGTACTTCTATCCCATACTGAGTCTTTAGGTATTGTTAGTTTTTCGTAGTTTTTCATTTTCTTCTTCTTTGTACTGTAAATATAAGGAAAATAAAACTAAAAAGTTAACACTTACACATAAAAAAGTTTCTAATAAATAGTGCCAGTCAGTTTGAGTCATAGATACGTGGGTTCCAAACCACATAAACGATCCGTACTTATTCATTAACTGTACAATCAAATACTTAAAAAACTTTAACATTACGTTACAGTTTTTGTTGTTGAGGTTGGTATTGGCGAAGGACTTAATTTACCACCATCTAAAACTTTTGCAACAAGTTCACCGGTACCCCAAGTTTTTAAAGCGTCTTTACATTGTCTTGCAATTTTTTTAGCACCAATATCATTTTTTAAACCATTTGTTATACAACTATAATAACTTAAGTTTAAGGTTTCTATTGTCGCTTCAATACCTTCTTGTTGATTACTATAATTTATAACACCACCAACACATTTACCATCTTTTCTACTGAGACAATTGTAGAATGTTGAGTTTTCTTTTTTCTTTGTTGTATTAAAAGGATTAAAGGCCGCTTTAGCACCCTCACCTTGCCTCCAAGCGTACATAAATTTCATATTTTCGTTAGTAATTGGTGCACCAACACCAGTAAGTATTGCCTCATAAACATCATCATCAGGCATAGAAGGTCCAGAAGTTTGTACATCATCTTTTTCAACACCAGAGGATAAGTCACCTAAGTTTAATCCAGATGTTAAATAAGAAACTATTTTATCGATTAATGATTCCAATTTTGATTTTTTATTATTTTATTGGTATATTATTATAAATACTTTTTATTATGAAAAAATTTTTTTTAGATTTTTTATTTTTTAAAAAACCAGGAATATTATTTAAAACTGTTTCATTTTTAATTTGGTGTCAAATATTGAATATTATTTGTAACATTATTTTAATGATAATGTTTTACATTTAAATTTAAATAAACTATCATTTTTAAAAAAAATATTATGAGTAAAGTTAGTCTAAACAGTACTGTGACTGTAAATTACACAGGTAGATTGGAAGATGGTTCTATTTTTGATTCTTCATTAAATGAAGGTCGTGAACCACTTAAAGCAACGTTAGGTCAAGGACAATTAATACCTGGTTTTGAATCTGGATTAATTGATATGACTATTGGCGATAAAAAAACGGTAGAAATTCCACATACTGAAGCATATGGTAACTACAATGACGAATTGATTACTGAAATCCCTAAAGATCGTGTTCCAGAAGGAGTCGAAGAAGGTGCTATGTTACAAACATTTGGCCCTAATGGTCCAGTAATTGTAAAAGTCGTTGAGGTAAAAGAAAGTGTTGTTGTTTTGGATGCAAACCATCCGTTGGCTGGGCAAAAGTTAATTTTTGATTTGGAACTTTTGGAAGTTGAGTAAAAAAGAAAAAGGGACTTAAAGTCCCTTTTTTTATTATTGACCCAATCCTTGGTCTATCATTTCTTGATCTTCTCTACTTCTAGTTGTACGACCCTGCGTTGTAGTTCCTTGTGTTGGCATACCAGTGCCAACTGGTGTATTTGCAATTGAACTACTTGGTGGTATTGCCCCAGTAACTTCAGTACCAGGAGCTGGTGCTCCAGAAACTGGATTATTTGCAGTTGGGTTTGTCGGTCCAGAACCTAATACTGTTTCTGGTTCAACACCTTTAGTTGAACAAAGGCCAACAAGAGCTGGTTGTTTTCCATTCTCAGTTAAAATGTTACAACAAGAGCTTAAGAATGTGGCGTAAGCTTTATAATTTGGTGATGTTTCTTTAACAATAACTTGTAATGCTTCATCTTTTTGATTCCAGTCTTTTTCCCAATTTTTAAAATATGTTAAACAATTTTGTACATTTTTTCTATTTTCTTTTTTTAATTGTTTTTTTGCTGATTTTAACTCTCTTTTTAAAGTTTTTCTACCTTGTTTAATTTCTCTACCTGTCATCATATTTTGAGGTCCTGAACCAACAGTACTAGGTGTAGAGGTTAGGGTACTTGGACTTGCATTAGTTTGTAATTCAGTTGGTTTTAAAGTTGCCATTTTATCAAGAGCAACTTCGTCTGGACTTAATTGACCGTACCATCTATTTGCTGCGGTATTACCAACAGAATCTTTTGCTGTACCATCAGCAAATAAATATAATGGTTTACCATCAGTACCTGTTATTTGATATGCAAAATTACCTTTTCCATCGTAATCAATAACAGTTCCATTTGGTGGAAAATTTTTCATTTTTGTTTTTCTCTTATCAAAAAAACTTTGAGCTTCTTCTTGTGTTGCTTCCATAATTAAACCTCTCCACTCGGATTTTTTACGATTTTCGTGAAGATTTAAAATTCGTCTTTTTTCAGATTCATTTAATAAATTTTTTAAATAATAACTCATAACTATAAATTTTTAATCAGCTTTAGGTGTTTGACCAAATGTTGGTGTTAGATATTCTTCTGAATATTTTTTATCTTCTGTTTTAGTTTGAGTACCGCCAGGTGTTACAGTTGCTCCTGGTATTGTACCTTGTAACCAATTACCAAGATTTTCCCAGATACTTTGGTCTGTTTTTGGGTCATAAGAGTATTTAAGTTTTCTACCGTCTGCTAGATAATACACATTTTCTTCTTTTTGGGTTGAAGAAAATGCCCAAATATATTTATTTGGGTCATCGAATGTCATATTATTTATTTCCCCATAATAATAATTTGGCAATGTTTTAAATTTATCTAATATATCTTTAGGTAAACCTTCGGCAATCTTTCCTTGTTCCCATTCAGGAGTTACAAGCTGACCTTCAACATATTTATTTACGTCTTCTCCACTTACTTGTTGTTTTGATTGATCTGTTGTTGGTGTTGCAGTACCACCATCTTTAGAATCACCAATTCTCCAACCATCACACATAGCGTTTTTTAATTGTAAATTTTCTTGTGATGTTCCTTTTGACCCCCAACTTTTTTTGGCTTCATTCCAATTAATACCAAGTTTTGTCGCAACATTATATGGTAATTCTTTTTTACAAGCTTCAACACTATCATACCCTTCTCCAGCCTGTGCGCTATAAGCCTCTCTAATATTTAAAATCCTTGGGTTCTCTTTATACTTACTGTGCATACTTAAGATTCTTTTCTTTTCAGATTCTTCAATCAATCTTCTATAATAACTCATAATTTTAATTTATTTATAAATATGTTATAAAAACCAAAAAAATATTAATTTAAATCGGTTTTTGGTCTTGGTCTTCCTTTTTCAGATCTTACTTGAAATTTTATATCCGCGACTTTTAACTCGGCAGCGTAATCTGTCATAGCTCTGTGTACACTCATTGTTAAATCAGTTAATTTATCAATGATATTTTCTTTTGATATTAGTTCTTCACCCATACCAAGCATCATTCTAATTTTTTCTTGATAGGACTCTAGTTTTCTGTGTAAAATTTTACCTGTTTTAATTACTTCCCTTTCAGTAAAATCTTTAAATACTATGTCCATAGCCGTATTAATTTCTGAAATTAATTCGATTACTAAATACAAATTTTCTTCTAAATCAACATATTCAATATTTCCAGATTTTAACATATGAACAACACCTCTAAGAACTTGTGATAAATCTGTAAGTGAGTCAACTAAAACTCTCATAGAAGCACCACCGTGTTGTGCCATAACATCAAAGTCGTCATATCCGGCCGCTTCTTCTGTTATCCTTTTCATTAACATTTGGAATTGTTCTTCGGTTACTAATATTTTTGCCATAATTATTTTTTATATTAATAAATATTACTCACTTTCCAATTCTTCAAAGACTATTTCACAAAAATCAATTATACCTTTGATATAATCATTTTCCATCCAATCTATTATCGCCTGGAAACTTTCAAATTCTGTTGGTAATTTATATCGTTCATAATAATCACCAGTTAGTTCTTCATCACCTGAATCACCATCGTCATCTGTAAAATTGTAATATTCAATATCAATTGGTAAATAACAGTTACCATCCCAGTAAGGTGTTGCGTAACCATCAAGACTATTTGTTGTTTTTTTATCTGTAACTTTGAAATACACAGCACTTAAAAAATCGTCCATATCTAACCAAATGTGATATTTTTCTGATATAAATTTTTTTCTTAAAACAGTATCATAAATAAGAACAGAACAAATTTGAAATAAATCATCACAACTAAATTCTGGTAATCTTGAATTTTTATAGATTATGTCAAGTTGAGGTATTGATAGTTTATATCTATCAATTGTTTCGGCAAAACCAATTTCATTAAATGACTGTGTTAATTGTTTTTTTAACCTTGAACCTTGTGATTCTGTAATTAGATATTTCATTTAATCGTCATCTTCATTTTCTTCATCACTACAATCGGCATCATCGTAGTATTTTTTTATTGTTTTTAAAAATACTTTTTGAACTGTATCTCTTATAATTTCATTTTCTTCATCACCATCAGTTGCTGGATTATCTTTTGTATATACATAAAAAATAATATCTGTAAGACCATCAAGAACAACTTCTGTATATTTACCTTTTCCAAAATAACTACCAAATCTATTTCTATAATAACAAGGTTGCTGGTCTTCCATTTCCCCAGCCAATAATTGCTTCAAATAATCTGGCGTTATTCTTCTTAGTAAAAACTCTAAACCTTTATCCATTATATGTTAAGTTTTTGACCAATAGTAATTTTATCAGATTTTAAACCATTCTTAGACTTTATTGCAGTTACTGTTGTATCGTATTTGGTTGCAATTCCCGACAATGTATCTCCAGATTTTACAATATGTTGTTTTGTTTTAGGTTGTGTAGCTTTTGCAAGTTCTTTACTAACATAATCTATCGTTCCCATCAATGTGATATCTGGTTTAGATTGTGTTTTTTTGTCTGGTGTTTTTGACTGACTAACTTTGTCTGCTAAAAATAAATTATAAAATTTTTGGTTTCTGTCTGTTAATTCTTTTCCACCAGCATATCTTTTATATTCTTTTTTTGCTGTTTCCCAATCCTTAGTAACAACAGCTTTAACAAAATTTGGAAATTTACTTAACCCAGGATTATAATTAAAATCAACCAACATTTTTAACTGTTTATCATTTAATGTATAACCAGGAAATTTTTTTGCAACATAAGAATTAACAACAGACTCATCAGTTTTTAAATCACTTTTTAAATAACTAATAGCTTTTGTTTCGGGAATCTTCATTCCGAGTTTAATATTTGGGTCCCTATTTTCCGAATGACCATAACCAATTGTTACAACACCAACATCATCTTTATATGCTTTATGTAGTCCAGTTTTTGAATCAATAACTTTCCCTTCAACATCCTTAATGTAGTTCAAAAATTCTTCGTCATCAGAAATTGATTCCGTTATCAATTTCAATTGTGTTTCTGTTATTATTATTTTCATAATCAAAATTTTATTTTAGTTAAATCAACAACTGGAATAAAAGTATCGGTTTTTAATTCAACTGGCTCTTTTTCATTTTGCCATCTTTTATAAAAATCTATATCTCTAATACTATCTTCGTCATTTTCAAAATCCTCATTAGAATAATCTTCAAATTTAGAGTATCTCATATTTTCTGGTAAACGACTATAAAAATCATTCATATGGTTTTCTAAATCTTGATTAAATTCAATACCAAACTTATTTCTATATTCATCATCAACATATCTAAATAAATACGATCCTTCAATTTCCAGATGAGGTAAAAGAAAATCAAATTCTTCGTAATCTTTTGGTGGTGTTACATTATAAAAATCATAAAACTTATTTAGATTAAATTTAAAACTAACATAACCGAAAGTTCCATATTTTTTTTCATAGTTAATATCAATATCAATAACAAATGGATATTCGTCTTTAATGTGTCTTAGTAGGAGTTTTTTTCCGGCATCAACCCTTTTAATTTCGGATTCAAAAATTACTGGATTTTTTTTTTCACTTATTGATTCTTTAATATCAATAACACCGATGATTTCTTTTTTTTTTGGAAGAGATTTTTTATAGTCTTGCCATTCTTGTTCGTCTTTAAATTCTAACACATTAGACTGATAAACTGGATCTTCACCTTTACCTGGTGAAAACTTAATTGCAACACCCTTTTTGATTGGTCTTTCTTCAGTTAATACCCTTGTTAATTGCTCTTCTGTTAGAATATATTTTTTCATATATAATAAATATTAGCCCATTGGGTATTCTTTTCTTAAGTTGTTATAATACAAATCCATTACTGGGTTAAAAATTTCAATAACATAATCAGTAATACCATCAATTTCTTCTTTTGTTAATTGTGTTTCTGGATCAATTCTATGTACCGTATATAATAAAGCATCAGCTGCCGATGATGCCAGTTCTTTTTTGAATTGTTCTCTATTAGTTGTATCAAAATATGCGTGAATAGCACCTTTTCTCATAATTTTTTCAAACTTATGACTATTAAATCTTCTTAAAAAAACTGGAGGTACTCTATTCATAACTAATAATCAAATTCATCATCAATATAATCTGAATCTCCATATTCAGTGTCACTAGACCAACTCCATGGATCAATTTCATCATTGTCTTTTAGGTGATATAAATAACTTTGATCTATGTACTCATCAACATATGTTACTAAATCTTCACTATGTGTTGTATAAGTGATTTGTCTTTCTTTTACAATAAAATTAATAGTCCTTTCATTTAGTGTTGGTCTATTAATGTTTTCACCATCTAAATTTTCATTGTTTACATATAAATAAAAAAGATATTCCTTATCGAGTCTTGATAAGGAACCGCCAATTGGTGCTGCAAGCTGTTTTTCGACTGGACCATATATTTCATCAGAAAAATATTCAATACGTCGGTCAAGTTCATCAAGAAGTGGTAAAGCATATCGCATATACTTAATCATTTGTTTGTCCGAAAAGTTTTCAAATAAAGATTTTTCCATAATAATTTAAAATTTAAATATTTTCATATGAAACTTAGGACCCATTTTTAATTTTAATCCAAGACCAGACTCTTCCATAATTTTTGAAAGTTTATCAAAATAATTATCAAGTTTTTCAACACCATTTTCATAGTCGTGTCCCCAATTACGTGGGTTTCTAAAAAATTCCATAAGTTCTAACGATTTACCGTCTTCACTTAACATAAAATCAAGACCACCAAAAGGAAACACCATACTATCCATATCTGGATGACTAAAACTTTTATTTTCACGTCTTAATTTATACCAGATTTTTTCCCATTCTTCTGGTGATAATTCTTTTGGTTGCTCATCTTCCATTTCTTCATTAATTATTTTTTTAATGATAGTTATTAATTCATTTTCGGAAAGTCTTATAGTTTTTTTCATAATATTATAAATATATCTAATTATCGTTGTTTTTTTCTTTCCCAGGCTTGACGAAGTTTTATTTCGTATCTTTTTTTAAGAAAGGGTTTTAATTCCCAATACATTGATGCAACCTTATCAAGACTATTATCATCATATATCAAACCATAATCCGGATCATCAACTGTATCAATCTCATCATCTTTTCTCTCCACCACAAATTCGTGAAGCAAATCACCAAGAACATCTTCACAAAAAGTATCAAAGTCTCCTCTTGTTGGCATTCCGTATATGTGGTCGGTTATTTCTTTATCTATCCATTCCAAATCAAATAGTGTGACCCTTCTTTTTAAAAATGGTGGAAGTTCTGAAAACAAACCTTTAAGATATTCGGATTCTTTTAATAGTCTTCTCATTTTCTACTTTTTTCCCATTCTTGACGAACCATTGGTTCATATATCTTTTTAAGATAAGGTCCTAATTCCCAATACAAACTAAGTACATTATCTAAACTTTCTTCGTTATAATATGGACCAGATTCCGGATCAATTTCAGTTTCAACTTCACTCTGTTTTCTTGAATGAACAAACTCGTTAATCAATTCGTGTATAAGGTCATTAAAATAGATTTTAAATTCATTTCTTCTTGAGGCATAACGAAGATAGTTTTTAACCTCATTATCCATCCAATCCAAATCTTCCTGGGTAATTCTTCTTTTTAAAACTAATGGTAAATTACCAACCAGTCTTTCATATTGTGATTCAGTTATTATTATTTTCATCTCTTTTTTAAATGGTGTTCCCAAATTTCATATAGTTCATCATAAAATATATCTTTTAGAACAGGAATTAATGGCCAGTATATATCCATAACATCTGATTGACTTTTTTCGTCATATACATCACCCCATTCCTCGTCTGAAATTGTTTTAATCTCATAATTTCTTTTTTGCATCACAAATTCATGCACCGTATCACCAAGAACATAATCACAAAATTCGTCAAAGTTTTTTATTTGTTTTGGACTATGAATTAAGTTAATACGAAATTCCTTTTCAATCCACTCAAAATCATCAGATGTTAATCTTCTTTGTAATATTGGTGAAACATTACCCAGTAGTTTATGATATTGTGATTCGGTTATGATTATTTTCATATAAGATAAATATTCCATAAAACAAAAAACCCCAACTTTAAATTGGGGTTTAAATTACAAACGAGAAGCCGTTTCCATAAGATATCTTAGTTTATTTTCTAGGTCTCTAATGGTTTTTAATTGACTTTCATTTAATTCAAGTGACTCACCTTTTATTGCTGAGATTTGATTTTGTGTTTTTGTATATTCATACATTAGTTGATTATACCTCTGTGCTTTTAGTTCGTTATCCATAATTGTTATATAGTTAATAATTTTAAAAAGAAAATAAAACATTTTGTGTGTCAAAATGAATTTCTTCAATATAAACAACATCTCCTTCATTATACAATTCAAAGCCCAATTCATCAACCATCTTTTTTGGTAATTCCCAATATAAAACTTCAGTCTCGGTTGGTCCAGATTCTTCTTTAAGGGTTTTTCCAATTATAGATTTCATAATCTCATTATAGATTTTATTCGTTGGATGTGCTCGTTTAAATTTTGAGTTTTATTTAATTCTTCAAAAAACCAATTATATAATTTATTTTTTTTCATATTTTCAAGTGACTCATAATCTTCAAACTGAACATATCTATCATGAACATCTTTTAATGTTTCAAAAGAACAATCACATTTTTGACCTTCTTTATATAAATTATTTTCAAAATGGTCAAGTTGTTTTTTGTATTCACTGTTGTTAGGATTATAATCTAATAAATTTTTCCAATATTTTATATTATCAATATAAGTATTATAGTCACTCATAGTATTATCTACAACAGCTTTCATACTACGAGGATTTTTACAAATTGGACAATAATACCCATATGACCAATCAGGCATTTTACTTGGTTTTTCCCCTTCAGGACTACATCTTTTACAGACCTCAGATTTTTTTATCATTCCTTTTGGGTAATCAGCATCAGAACTTATCCATGGCATCTGATCATCAGATCTACATTGATTACAAACATCTCTATATTTTCCTTCTGCTCTATTTTGATAATATTCTTCGTCTTCCTTTTTTTTCCTATCTTGTTCTTTGTATGGTTTATAATGTCTACCACCAAATAAATAATCAAACATAAACCCCCAATGGGCATATTGCACAACATCATCATTGGGTGTCCATATTGGAAGTTGCTCAATTTCCCTATACATATTATTGTCAGAGCCATCCACATCTTTGTGAGCCAAAAATTCACCCCTTGTTTTTAACCATTCTTGATAAAACTTACCAGCAGAATCTTGATCACCATTAAAAAACTTATCAACCAAGATATCTTGCATAATATACCTATCAAGTGGTCTATCGGCCTTATCAGCTTTTAGTGCCTCAATAGCTTTAAAATTATTAAGCACCCTATCTTCATAGTCACCACTCGTATTCATACCAAAAGTGTTAGGTCTTTTTGGGTTACTTGGCCCAGGATAA